ACGTTTGGCAGCTTTTGATCCTGGCTTCACTTTTCCAGTCACAGCTGTTTTTAATTTAGAACCGGGATTTGCTCTTCTGTATGCAGCCACACCGGCTCTTGTCATGCCTGCACCTTTTTTCGTTGGACGAAAATTCTTTTTATTTCTTTTTGGCATTACGTCGCCACCTCTGGCTAAATGTGATCTCACACTAAACCTCCCATGCCCATGTTTTTTCTATTTGCGAATGTTCTTACGTTTGTAGGTTTTCCACCAACACCTTGTGCTTTACTTCTTTTCCTTGCAACGGCACTCCGCCTCTGAGAGTCTGTCATCCTTGCTGCTTTGGCAGCAGGCACGCACTTTGGATACTTTCGATTTGATCCACTTGCAGATTTTCTTCCACATTTATTGAAACCCCCACCTTTTTTCTTGGAGCCTATATCGACCCAATCTTGTTTGAACCATTCTTTTAGACCAGCCATTACCTAATCTCACAACCTCTGCCTTTTTTAGCAAGACCTCCACTTTTTAAAGTTATTCTACCACCCATAGCTTTACCTGCAGGTTTAGGTCCTTTAAAATCTTTTCTTCTTACACCAGACGGGTCTTTAATTTTACCTGCACAAATTTTGCTGGCGTATGCGTTCGCGTATGCACTGGGATATACTTTAAATTTTCTTTTGGCTGCTGCTTTACCTCTGGGACAAAGTTTAGTCATTATGACCTCGCTGTTTTTCTTGCTCTTTTAAAGTTAGCTGCTGTCGGTGCACCCTTTGCACCTTTCTTTCTCATCTTCTCACCTGAACCAGCTTTGATTCTAGCTTTTTTAGCTGCAATGTTTGCGTATAAACCTCTTCTTGGCATTATTTACTAGCTCCGCCTTTTCTAAACACGCCTCTACCTTTTAAGATATCAGCTCTAGTTACTTTACCATCGCCTGTTAAATCAGGAAATTTTGCTTTGCCACCTTTTTTCATACCAAGTTCTTTTTTTAATTGTTCTAATCTTTCTTTTTTCTTTTTAGGTAAAATTTTTTCTTTGATAGAATCTTCTTTACGTTTTTCATCTTCTTTTTCTTTACCTCTAAGTTTATTAATAGCACGTGTAACACCGCCCATAGCTTTGTAAGTTCTTTTCAACTCTTCATATCTTTTTTTACCTAGTCTACCGGTGTCTGTGTCGCCTCGAGCATAGAAGTCCATTGCTGACTTTTTACTACCTTTAATATTTAAACCTTCTTTAAATCTATCAGCTCTCATTCCACCACCTTTTACTGTCTCTTGAGCTGCATCCATAACAGCAATTCTTCCTTTAGCATCTGCCGAAAGTTCCTTTTTTTTAGATCCTTGACCCATTCTTCTTTGTCGGCCTGGTGATTGTGGTCTACCTACTTTTGGGCCTGGTGATTTAGGGGATTTTTTTCTTCTTTTTCTAGTAATACCACCAAGAGCTTTTTTATCTCTAACATGTCTGTGGTAAACAGAACCGCCAACTCTATCTGCTTGATTGGTATCAATCATTTTTTTAATTTCTTTGGAAGCTTTAACACCTTCTTTTCTTTTAGCTTTTGCTGTGTTTAACTTATCCATTCTCTCAATAGATTTTTTAGTTCTAACTATATTAGCTCTATCTTTTGCTGTTTTAGCATCTTTAAAACCAAATCTCTTATATTGAGATCTAATTTTTTTCATAGTAGTTTTGAGTTGTCTTGGTTGCGTTACAGTAGGTGCAACTTTACTCTTTTTTGAACCTTGTGTTAAAAATTTAAAAGCTCCTACAAATTTATTTGGCATTATTTTTTTCCTCCATTTCTAAATATTTGTGTACCCTTTATACCAAAAATTGAGGCAACTACAAGTATCCATAAATTAGTGAACCAGGACGGAAGGGACTGAAAATACTCAAAAAAGAGCTTTACCTTCTCCATAGCCTCTGGATCGTCTGACATAACTGCCCACATTAACACAATGATGGGCGCCGAAATAATCACGAGAACAAATTCGTCCTTATAGTCGTTTTGACGAGCTTCAAGAAGCTTGCCCTGGTAGGCCTCTTCTCCACGAGCCATTTTTTCTGCGTGCATAAGCTGTGCATCAGACATTGCCATCTTTGTTTTCTGTCTGTTAGAGTATATTTTACTCCCAGCCTGTAGAGCTATCTTTGCTAAACTGAACCAAGCCATGATTAGATAACGATAGCTGTTTTTCTTTTGTCCGCTCTCATTCTTTTTGTGCCTCTAACAGAAACTTGTTCTGGTTTTGCCAAAAGATTGAATGCACCATCAGCTGTAGTCTTAGATCTTGGGTCTACCTCTGTTTTTACTGGTGGAACGGGAACCATTTTTTGTTTTTTATAGTTCATCATCGTTTTTTTACTCCTATTTTATTACTCATCTACCTCTATTGCAGTTATACCTGGATTTCCGCTCTTTGCAAGACTTACTCCAGCTCTTAATTTAGCCAATTTTTCGTTTTGGTCTAATTTTTCGTCTGCAATATCCGCTGCTTGCATTAATTTTGCTCTATCAAGCTCATTTTTAGCTTGATCAGCGTCTTTTTTACGTTCATTTTCCATAGCACGTAGATCTACCTCTCTTGCTTTTAGTTTTAGAAGCGGATCAGAGTCAAATTGTGACGTAATTTTCTTTTCTTCTTCCATAAAGTCAGATGTCATCTCTGCAATCAACACAGATTTTCTAGATTCTATTCTTTGTGTAATAACTTGTAGCTCTTGTGCCGCTCTTGGGTCTACTGGAGCTGATTGTTGTAAAGCTTGAAGACGTATTAGTTCATCTCTAAACTCTAATTGTATCTGTTCTTGTGCCATTAAACTAATATGCTCTAAAATATTTTTTTGTATTGCACCCATAACAGCAGGATTGTTTCTAACAATGTTAGTTGCCATAAAATTTAAGTGTGAAGTTATATGTGCTCTGTGATCTTGACCAGGAAACGCTTGAAATTGTTTCCCTGTAAGAGCAGAAATGTGTTCCATACTTGGATCCATGGGTTGCACTGGTGCAGGTGGTGGTAATATTTGATCAATATTCTTCACACCAATAGCTTCGTACATACCTCTGTATGCAGAGTATAAATTATGTATCTGTGGGTTAGATGTAGCTAATTGTAATTGTGTTTGTGCTAATGTTATTCTTTGTGACATAGAAAATATATTAGGATCAGCCACAGGTAAGATATCTATTCTGTCATCAAAATCTAATTGTTTAATTAATCTTGCACCACCTACTACATCGTATGGATATTCTGGTGGTAGATAAGTTTGTATGATTTTAGATAATAATTTAAACTCGCCTCTCATTGAGTTGTATAATCTTTTGTGTATTGCAGACATAACTTTAGAACCTCTTTCAAGAAGAGCAATCGTTGTTCCAACAGCTGCGTTTTGTGTGCCTTCACCAGTTTGTAATTCTGATATGGCAGCGAATCTCTGACCTGCTTGAACCACAATACCCATTAATTGTAATAGAGTAGCTGATGGTTCTTTGTATGGTAGAGGATAGAAAGCATCTCTAAGACTGCCTCCTGGGGCATCCACGTCTTTAAATTCACCAGGTTGAATTGGTGATGCTTCATCTCTAACTCGCACCCCTCTTTGTTTAAAACCAGCAGGTAGGTTT